GCACGTTTATATGTTGCTTGTCTACGTTGTAGTTCTTGATAAAACTCTTGCTCTTGTGCAGGATTATCTCTATGAAATTCTGCCATTAGATATTACGCTGCGTTCTACCTATCTGCCTATCAGAAGCAAATTTTAGTAAACCTAAAAGCTCTGCAGTAGGGTTAACTTCTGCCATTGCACGTATTAACATTACGTCATCTGGTTCTAAAAATTGATCTTCCATTGGTGGACGTGAATACGCATTCAAATCATCTTCTCCTGGTGCAAATACATCTGCAATACCAGGTGATACTCCACCTAATTGTTGTGGCTGCGCTTGTGGTGCAGCAAACGTAGTTTGTGGTTGCTCTATATTTCCTTGTCTAACTTGTTCTACAAGTGCAGCTTCTTCACCTGCTGACTCATTAACCATACCTCTTACATCATCTATTGTTGGTGCGGCACCGTCAGTTCTTCTAGCTAATCTACCTGGACCGCTTACTGCAGCAGGTCTCTTAACTCCACCTCTTCTACCACGACTTCTACTACTGCCATTCGCCATTAAAGCCCTCCTGTTGTCCAAAAAATATAATTAAGCCATTTGGTATGTATTGTACAGTCATTCCTTGTGGCATGTCAGATATTATTGGTTCATCTGTGTATATTTCATCTTCGTAATCAGCAATTGCTTCTTGTGTTTTTTGCCATACATCAACTAAGCAGTTGTTGACAATATCGCTAAATTCATAATCTAATGGTTTAGGCACCTTGTACACCTCCTAAGAGTAATGATCTTATATCTGGTGCAGGACCTTGTGGTACTGGTTGTCCACCGCCCATCATTTGATCGAGTAACGCAGCTTCACCTTCTGGTACTTCTGGTTCTTCTGCTGTATAAAATTTATCTAGTATTGATTGCATAGAGTTAGGATTTTTATAAATCTGTACTAACGCCATTGTTGCTTTAGGATCACCTTGACTTGCTTGTACCTTTAATGTTTCAAACAAAGTACGTTCTGCTTCGTCTTTTAATATTCTGTCGTTAATCTTTTGTACATTATCAAGTCCGTCCATGTTTTCTTGTAATGTCTCTTTGTCAATTATTCCTGCTTGCAATAACTGTAAACCAGAGACAATCTTTGTTGGTTCATCAAATCCTGCCATGACTCCATACACACGTCTAGTCTTGTACATACCTTGTATGTCTGTGCTAGGTGTATATTGTTCTGCATACGCTGTGCCTTTAAGATAACCTGCTAATGGTTTTTTCTTGTTACCATTTAATACTTCGTCCATCTCTAAACGTTTATAATCTAGTTCTTCTATTGCTGTTTTAAGTGCTAACTGATATTCTTTTACGTTTAGATCAACGGACGATAGTAACTCTTGTAATCCCCTACCTGTAACAAATGAGTTAGGAGATATAGCGTCATCACTAACTGGATAGCTTGATCCAACACGAAGTTGTCGTTCTATCCTGTCTATCTGTTGAAACAACTGATATGGAACATTGTTTGGTGGTTTAGCGACTTGTGAACCTGGTGTTAAATAGTTGACTGCAAATCTACCGCGCTTGTAGTTCCCACTCTCTAATTCACCAATAATATTCGTTTCTGTGAATACGCTGTCTTCCATAGCAATTATGGACAAGACGTTAATCTTTGCCATAGCTGCCATCAAACCTAGTACATGGTCATACTGACCAGATAATCTATCAAAGCTAAATCTTTTAGATATAACAAAACGTGGACCTGATTTAAGAGGATTAGGTGTAAAGTCCAGAATTTGTTTTTGTTCTGGTAAAAATACGTAGGTACCATCTTCATCATAAAACTCTACAAGTTCTGTACCGTCAGCTAAATGATTATCCCAACTTCTTTGAAATCCGTCATGGTATTTAAACTTACTATAACCTGATGGGAACTGACTTGACTCATCAACCATAACTTGTGCTTGTGGGTACATCTGTTTAATAACAGCGTTAGGTACAAGTCTTATAAGTGCTAATTCTTTTGGATCTTGATCTGGTCCGTAATATCCTGGATAACAATCATAAGGATCACGTAGTTCTGCGTGTGGGTACATAATGCCATCTGGTGACATTTTTTGTCTTATGATCCATACACAAAAACCATAACCAGGCAACCATCTAGCTGCTTGTGGTAACTGCATATCCATTTTAGAATTGCTATCTAAGTTAGTAACTATACGTTCTAACTTCTCTGCTTTGTTTTTAGCACGTTCGCTATCTGCGTAAGCGTCTACCTTTATGTCTGGCATACGTCCTAATTTTTGTGCTAAGTGTTCTAAACCTGAATTTATAAGATTAGGTATTGGTAAATCAATGTCGTAATTCTTTGCGCTCTCACCTAACAGTGCAGCAATACCATTGCTACCACCGTTCATAATGGATCTGACTCTATCACGATATTCATAGTGTCCACTATGTTCGTGCATTCCTTTTAGGTCGTCAGTCTTAATTAATAATTCGTCTGGGGTATACACCATTACCAAAAAACCTCGTTGTATTCACTTTGCTTATAATAGCTATACGAAGGAGTATAGTCGCTTTCTGCTTCAGCTAACATCATTTTTACATTGGTACGTATACGTTTCATTGGAAACCAACTTGCCATAACTAAGTCAGTTTTAGTTTTTACATTACGTGAATTACTTGCGCCTGCTTGTGAAAAGTAAATTAATTGTTGTCTAAATATATTGACAAGTCTTTGTGTCTTAGAGTCTGAATACGGTATGTTTATCTTTTCTTGTTCATACATACCTACCATACTGGTTACACCAAATGTAGGATCCCATTTATTTTTATAAGTCTGGTGTCCTTCTATACGTACACCATGATTAGCTGCCCACATTTTTATATCTCTGTCTTGACCAATAGCACGTTGGAATCCGTTTTCTTCTATGATCCAGTGACTTAACCAATACTTGTCATACCATTCCTTCATTAAGTTATGTGCTTTTTGTATACCACCACCTTGATCGTTCTTCATATCTACAAGCCATACTTGTTGTGTTTTAACGTTATATGCCCAAAGAACTGCTGCCTGATAACCTGTACTAGCAGGATCGAGTCCTGCAATAAGACTTGTGCCTGGTGGTATGTCTCCTAGCTTCCTTGATTTATCTAAACACTTATCAATCATCTCTGCTGTAAATAACTCCATACCTTGTGGTATAGCTTTGTTTAGATAGACCATCTCAAATATATTTCTACCACCTGTAGTCTCTGCTGCAGCTAACTGTTCCATTAACCATTTATGTGTACGTTTATTTGACCATAACATGTGTTTTGTATGATCTATAGATTCGTCTTCTAGCGGTACTTCTAAGTCATGCGCACGATCAACAATAGTCTCCCATGCTTTGTTTTCTAAGAGATGATGGTAAAGATCGTCTGGGTGTTGTCTTGATCCAATGACGACCATTCCTGTATGTTCCTCTTTTCTTGACTGTAATGTTGTGGTCCACCAGTTCCTGGTGTTTTCTCTAGCACTTGGTTGCACAGTACTTCCATGATCTTCGATGTCGTCTGCAATAATAAGGTCTGCGTCTCTGGAAAGGATCTTACCTCCCTTTCCAATTGCGACAAGAGTTGGCGACTTAATACCAGAGACTGTTCTAGTTGCAACAGTAAATTGACTGGACGACCAACTTTTTCCACCTCTATTAGAAGGTCTAAATCCGTCCCAGTCTCCGTAATCTTGTATGAGTCCTTCATTATTCTCCAAATGATCTAGTACCGCACCTACGGAGTTACGTGCAATGTCTTCGTTACCACCGCACCACATGATACGTATGTTAGGATTTTTACAAATCATGTATACGCAAAAGTGTGTAAGTAGATCTGTCTTACCATGTCTAGGCGGAGACAAGATCATTAACCGTTTACCGTGCTTTATACTATCTAAG